TTGTATCAAATCCAAAAAAATTATTAAAAGTATTTTTATTTTCAAATTCAGTTTGAGTTGCTTTTATATCTATTGATCTTTGCCAAGCTTTTATTTTTACTTCTAAAGAAGGATCTATATTAAATTTTTTATCTAACTTATCTTCTTCTCTCTTTAAGGTATCTAAATCTTCTTTAGAAATATTTGCATATACATTCCCGACTTGCGACAATGCATTATAAAGTTTGTATTTATCAGTATTAGATATAGATGTATCATCTAAATTTTTATTTAAATCTCTTAAGTCTTTTCTTAAAGATCTTAAATAATCTTGTTCACCCTTTAGCATTTGTACCAACATTTGACGTTGTGCTAATTGAGATGCTTGTGTTTGTTGTATTTCTTGCGCAGCTTGTTGATAAGCCATTTGTGTTTGTCGTTTTATATTTTGACCAAACAAAGAAAAATTAGCTGCCAATGAACTTGTTTTAGCCATTATTGTCCCCTAAACGAAAAACCTTCTAACTCTTTAAAGTTTTTTGTTGCATTTGATATTGAGTTTTCACTTACATTAAATGTTTTTGCATATGCTTGATCTCGATATTTAGCAGCATCTTTTAACGCTTGTTGTTCTTCTCTTGCTAAAGCAAGTTGCGTTAGTTGTGGTCCTAATTGAGATGCTTCACCAGCAAATGCTTGCAGTCCATACAAATATGCATTGTCTTGTATTTTTTCTAATTGACGCAATCTATCCATTTCTTGTTTACGCATAGCTTCTTGTTGTGCCATATCTGCTTGAGCTCGTTCAGCAGCAGCACTACGTTCTTTAGCAGCGGCAGTTTCCATAGCTTGTTGCCCACGGAAATATGCACCAGATGACATGTCTTGTGAAGATATATCTTGTGCCATACGCTCTTTTGCTTCACGCATAGCCCCTTGTACTGGAGCCATTTGTTTGCCCATAGCTACATTATAATCACCACCAAGCATACCTATAGCTTCCATGCGTTCTAACTCTTGCAAGCGTTTTTTTTCTTCTTCTGACATTGCGCCAGCAGCTTGCTGATAAGCAGCCACACCACCGATTGTTCCACCTAATATAGAACTACCTAAACCTAATGCTGCTAATGTTGTTGCATCCATATAACACCTACATATAAAACAATTCTAAACATACACCCCAAGATAATACTTGAGATTGAAAACATTCTGTTCTGCCTCTAAGGCCCATAAAAAAATCAATAGCTGAACCATCTACAACAGCAAACCCAGACATATAACTTGTACCAGATATGTTAATGCCTGCTTCAAAATGATTTGCAGCACTAATTTCTTTAGCTCTTGTTTGTACCAACGATTTATGTGTGCCATTAGGTACAAGTATATTGTTGTATGTACCAATATAATAATTTAATTCACCCGTTGGTACTCCTGTAACATTTGGATGGGGTGATTGTTCTTGTATCCACCATGAAAACAATGCAGTAGATGCACGTCCAATATTAATAGTAAAAGATGTTTCAGGTACAACTATGTTGTTTACATTAGCACTGGTTCTTGTTGTATTGTATTTTGTTAAAAATGTATAATTTAACGATTGATATGAATGCTGTTGGCCACCAAACATACCTGTGCAGTTATGTGTAACATTAGTTTGTGCATCAATTGTACCGGGCATAACATGCTGCGTATCAATAAACTGTGCGTTTTTTAAATCGCCTGACCCTATGCTATGCGTATATTTACGCAAACCAATAAACTCTGTGTTTAAATCATCGCCTGTTAACACATCACCAGATGACCATGTTTTGATAGGTGTATATGTCATTTAGACCTCATTATCATAAAGACTATATTGGTATTATAAAATGTCATAATAGGGTCTATTGCAGGCATAGATGCAGAACTATAGTCCACTAACCAATTTCCAGCAGTACCGCCTGACACATCATACCAAGGCATTATAGGCCCTTGCATTACAAGCTTTAATGAGATTGTTTTAGCACCAGCTTCACCAGCAGTAACTTTATGTATCCATGACCCGCTTGCCATTTTGCGACCTGTTGCAACAGATGATGTAGCATCGCCTGTTATAAACGCATAACCACCGGGACTTGGATCAGTTGGAGCGGTATTAGCAGCAGTAGATCCATCATCAATAATTCTAAAATAAGGTATTAAAGTTGTTGCTTTTGTATTAGCAACCTCTGCACCGTTTCTTAATCCAGATGGTGTTGTATTATTAAAATTAGTTTGGCCCGGTACAGGAGTAAAACCAGCACTATGAAAGTTCCATTCTAAATATTGCGCCATAAAATGATTAAACATTACAGCATTTTCTGCTGACCAATTTGTTGAAATTTCTGTATGCCAATAAACTCTTATAATATCATCTTGAGTTAAAGTTATTGCTGTTCCACTATTAAGATTCCATGTTGTTGGCATAGCAACAGGAGTTGCAACAGATACACGATTAACCGCAGTACCACCAACAGTGCCTAAATCATTTGTTTCTATATAAACCAATTGAATACCAGACTTACCATTGCTTGTATTGGTATTAAATTGCGGCACATCTATAGCAGAATCTCTAATATTATTTTGATCTACTTGATTATTTACAGCAGTACTTACATCTTGAAACTTAGAATTTAAATTAGATGGATCAAGCTTAGTGTCACGATTAAAATTATTGTTAACTAATCTACTCATCGCCATCTTCCTATAAGCATTGTACGCATAGCAAATATATGAAACTGTGTTTTATGTAACCAATCAGTTTTACCTTTAGGCGTCATACGAGCTTTTATTGTTAACTTTCCAGTGCCACCCGGACTAAATGTATTTGCAAATATTCTGATAGTTTGTATTGGCATTGTAAAATCAAATGTATTTAACAATGGTACACCATTCCATTCAATAGCAAATTGCACACCTTTGTTATTTATTTCATTGGTTGCATTCATTGAAAACTGTGTGTTGATGTACAAATGAGCCATAAATTCTATTTGCATCATGCCATCTTTTAAGCCAGTGTATTCTCTTTCAACAACATTTAACCATCCACCATTATATGTAGAATAAGTTAAACCTCTAAATTGACCGTCTGTAATAGCTGGCGTGTTGCTATCTACATATGGCGATGTTGTAGAAAATTCACCCTCATCATTATAATACACACCATGCAATGCATAATCATTTAAACGGGCTTTATTAACTTCTTGTTGTGGTATTTGTGTGCGATCTATACCACCATTGATTGTAGATTTACTTGCATTGTATTCATTGTTGAACTGTTCATAATCAACGATGTTTGCATTTCTAATGTGTGCTTCAGTCCATCGTTTCATACTTTTTTACCAGCTATCATTTTAGTACCAGCAGCAGTAAACTCAACCGCATACCCTATAAGTACCATATCATTTTGTGTATTTATTTTAAATTGAAAATGGCTGCATGACCCTTGTGCTATTGGATAACGTATAGCTGTAGCTAAAGGCTCTTCCCATGGCAATTCAGATCCAGTAACAACGGTTGCAGTATTATAAACAGA